CTGTTCATATGTGAAGAAAATCAACCTCGAGCTGATGTTCGGGACATGGTAATGCCACGCGTTTTCATGAATCAGGGCCCCTTTGATGGGATATTGATAGGTCGAACGAAGGATGGCGAAATTAGTACCAACAAATGGTACAACATCCAATTAGACACTTATTCTTACAATGGTGAGAAACCCTATAAGGCGTGGAAGTGCTCACAAATGGAGCGCCCAACTGTAGATGGTGATTGTGGATCGGTCTTGGTCGTAATGACCGGAGCGGGACCCATGATAGCTGGAATTCACAGAATATTGGTCAAATCAATCTTCGGTGGCTTCACGGCATATGCAACATCGATACTGCGCGAACAGTTAGATGATGTTTACAAGCAAGAGGGTCTGTCTCGTCTTGTGTCCAGTGGTGACGTGCGAATGGACTCTCCGTCCTCAAACACAGGTCCACTAGGGCCCTTACACCCAAAAGCTACATGCAGATATGTGCCAGATGGTACTGCTGAAGTATATGGATCGTTTTCTGGGTTCCAAATGGATCCAAGATCGAAAATGCACCCTAGCATGTTCTCAGACGATTTGAAGGACGAGGGTATAGTCATAGACTATCACAAGCCTCACATGGGCGGTTATATGCCAAAGCACCTTAATTTCAAGAAACTAGCAACATTGAATTGCAAGATGAATCCTGAGATCGTCAAGGTGATCCGTAACGCTCTGAGAGAAAGATGGAGTGCGGCCCTTCCGATGGCTAAGAAGGAGATCATGATTTATGATTTTCATACCGCAGTAAATGGGGTGAATGGTCTCAGATTCGTGGACCGCATCCCAATCTCAACAAGTGCAGGGTTCCCGTTCAGCAAGTCAAAGAAGAATTTCATGATTTGTCTTGATGAGGATGCTGGTGTGGCTGGACCTATAGATTTTGATGAAGAGATCAAAGAGTGGGTGGATTACACGTTTGAGTGTTACGAACGAGGAGAGCAATCACACTTCATTTTTAAACATTCGTCGAAAGATGAAGTGCTACCAATGAGGAAGATCATCGCGAGGAAATTGCGCGGAGTCAACGGTGCTTCATTGCCCTGTACTCTGGTCACGCGCATGTTGTTGCTCTCTTTTATCCGAGTGGTACAAATGAACAAGTTCATATTCGAGCAAGCACCAGGTGTTGAGGCTCAGACAAGTGAATGGGAAGACATTTACAATTACCTAGCGCAGATGAGCGAGGGAAGGAATGCGATCTTTGGTGATTATTCATCATATGATGCAACATTTGTCACCTCGGCTTTTTGTGCTGCCTTCGATTTGATCATTGATTTCCACAAAGACGTGGGGGCTAATGAACGCCACATTCGTTATCTTTGTTGTCTAAAGGCCGATGTCATATACTTCATGTGTAACTTCCATGGGGACTTAGTCCAATTTCTGGGCAAAAATCCTACGGGAGTAGCACTTACTGTCATCATCAACGGGATTGTGAATACGATTTACATGCGTTATGCTTGGATCATGTTACATCCTGCTTTTGCAGAATGTGCAAAACTCACATATTCCGAACGTATAGAAGAATACACCAGAATCTGTCGAGAATTCGATGATGAGGTGCGTTTGATAACGTATGGTGATGATAACGGCTTGACAGTGGATGATGGACATGATTGGTTCAACCATTCGTCTATATCTGCAGGCATGGCGCAATTTGGAGTGACATACACTATGGCAGATAAATGTGCGGAGAGCAAACCTTACATCCATGTGGATGAGGGCTCATTTCTCAAGAGGAGGTGGGTGTACGATGCACAGTTTGGTGGGCGTGTGTGTCCATTGGATCCGTCTTCAATTTACAAAAGTCTTATGTGGACTCGTAGTGGGGATGTGATCACTCCAAAAGCCACCCTGGCTGCGTGTTGCGTGAGCGCCTCTTATGAGTGGGCTTGGCATGGTGAAGAGAGGTTCAATGTGGAAACTGAGCGTATTGATCGCCTGTGTAAAAAGCACGGTATTGAGTATGTGAAAAAGGATTTCAATTTCTATGTCAATGCTTACAAAGCGGCATCTCAGCGAGCTCGTCTCCAATCTGGTGTCTGTGAGCTTGAGTCTCCTTTTGATTCGCTCCCTACACCCCCAGTGGTGACCAATTACACACCACAAAGATGTTACTCTTTTGATGTTTTCTGCTATGTCCACCCCGACATGCGGTTCTTGTGGTGTCTCTTTCAGATCCTTGTTGTGTATTTGTTATTGTGCGTCGTCTTATGTGTGGGTATGTTTCGGAATCTCGAACGACCCAAAATTGTGAACACGGTTAGTATTGTTGGCGTTATTGTCAAGTTTTGTGTAGAGTTCTGTTACGGGGTGAGTGCCATCCCTAACATAGTCAATGTGTTGTTAGTCAACACAGCGTGGTTTTTGTTGTTTTTTGTGTTAATGTGGCGTCGGGTGACGTCACGGTGGTTTAAATACTGCTAAACCAAATAACCCCCTTTATGTTATGATCTTGTTTGTTAGTCTACTGTGATAATCGTTGCGTGCGTAAAGGAAGAGGGAGCTCCCTATTTAGGGAGAGCGGTGAACCTGCCGAATGTAGTCACCTCTGGTTGAGGATTCGCGTTATAATGAGTGTTTTGTCGCGTCTTATATGTCACTTGCTTCTACTTTTAATAAAAATACTGATTCAGCTGTTTCAACCAGCAGATCACAAATGGAGGGCAGCACAGAGCGCCTGACCTCTCAAACCGTCACCTTTAATGACGCGGACGCTGGTGAGCGAGTGGTATTTGCCACTGCTCCTAGCGACCAAATAATGGACCAAAAGTCTGTAGCGCTTACCGGATTTCTCGAACGACCGACATTGATTCAGACCATATCTTGGACTGAGTCGGCATTTTCAGAACTAACTTTAGACCCTTGGACGCTGTTCTTAAACAACAGTTACATCAAGAATAAGATTCAAAATCTTGCGTTTCTACGCGGTAGTCTGAAGATTAAAATTGTGATGAATGCAGCGCCGTTTTACTATGGTGCAATGTTGATGTCTTATGCCCCAACACCAAACAACATCTTGCCATTGACTAGCAGTGGGGCCCGTCTTACTGCCTTATCGCAGCGGCCACACTTGTGGATCTATCCGCAGTTGGGTACAGCAGGAGAGGTTACATTGCCTTTCTTGTTGCCATACGACTACTTGGATCTTACATCAGCAGCGGCCATCACTTTCATGGGACGAATCACTTTTACGCAGTTTGCACCGTTACAGAGTGCTAATGGGGCAACTACCAATGGTGTGACAATGCAAGTGTATGCGTGGATGGAGAACCCTGAACTGTCAGGTCCAACATATCGCGCGGCATTGCAGAGTGGGAATGATGAGTATGGAAATGGACCCGTGTCTGCCCCTGCGGCGGCCATTGGCTCATTTGCCTCGCATTTTCACTCCATTCCGATCATAGGTCGTTTTGCAAAAGCGACAACCATCGGAGCATCAGCAGTTTCCCACATTGCTAAACTCTTTGGGTGGTCCAATGTGCCTGTCATAGAGGATGTGCGTCCATTCAAGAACGTGCCATTCCATGATATAGCTTCGGCTCACATTTCAGAGCCTACGTCTAAATTTACACTAGATCCGAAGGCTGAGTTGTCCGTTGATCCATCAATTGTTGGTGGGCCAGATGAGGATGAATTAGCCATGAGTTACTTGGTGCAACGTGAGGCTTATCTGACACAGGCAGAATGGTACACTACTGATTCAATTGGGAAATTATACTTCTCAGCACGAGTCAACCCCAATATGGTGTCAACTTCAGGAGTGACTACAGGTGGAACGTACACGGTCTATCAAACGCCTTTGGCGTGGGTTGGATCTATGTTTGCAAACTGGCAGGGAGACATCATTTTTCGATTCAAGATTATCGCCAGCAAATTTCACCAAGGACGTTTACGTATCTCGTGGGATCCCATCGGTCTCACGAGTACATCGTCTGATATTTCGAACATTGTGTTTACTAAGATTGTTGATATTTCTGACAATGATGAGGTGGAATTTCGTGTCCCGTATCTACAAGTTTTCCCTTGGTTGATCAATGACAAATCGCCTAACGCGGATATGTGGTCAACCGTGGCTGATAAGACTGCCGTGGGTGCATTTGATAACGGATTGTTGTCGGTTCGTTGTTTGACCAATTTGTCTGCTCCGGTGGACATAGCGCCAGTGCAGATCTTAGTGTTTGTGCGCGGAGGGGAGAACTTTGAGTATGCTAATCCTATGGAAATGGATAATCTGAGTAAATGTTCACATGTGTCGATGCAGGCAGGTGAAGAACCTTATGGTTCTACATCACAAAATCCTAATCGATTTCTTGTTAACTTCGCAGATCCAGTACCTTCACTGCGCCTGTTACTACGGCGATCATGTAAGGTCGATCAAATACCAATAGGGCGGAAGGTGGTAACAACTGACCTCGTGGGGTGCATCGAGCACTACATGACGAAGTATCCGCCTCCGCCTGGTTACGATCCTTATGGGATGTTTACAGCCAAAGGCGTCGAGGATCCAGCTACGACATTTCCTTATAACTACTCAAACATGACGTATCTTAGTTGGATAGCTAGTGCGTTTGTTGGTATGCGAGGGGGAGTGAGATGGCACTACAATATTGATGGTGACGGAAATGGGCCATTCTCAAATGTTGAGATTCGAAGACTGTCAAATGCAATCATTGGGGCTCCTGATGGACCTCAATATTTTTCAGCATATGTTTCTGGTGATACGTATAGTAAACAAGCGTCACGATTGGCGCTTGCTTCGCACGAACATAATGGCGGAGGTGGAGTGATAGTGAGTAATCTGAATGTGCAGCCAGGAATCTCCTTTGAGATGCCACATATGGCTGCATCACGATTTTACCACACTAATCCCTACAACTATGCACGCGGAATTGGTGGTGATCAGAGCAGTCGAGATACATACAAAACTACGATCACAGTTCGTCCATCTTCACGGACTAACACACCCAATACTATGCTGAATAGGTACTGTTGTGCCGGCACCGATTTTTCATTGTCGTTCTTTTTGAATGTTCCACCATTGTATTACAATCCAGCAATGGGTGAAACACCGGTATAGAATCAGCGCGAGATTCATTAAACAAACGCGCGTTATATGTATATGAGTTATTTCCCAGTTATTTTTGCGTTATTTCCCAGTTATTTTACATATTTGCATATACGATATTATGGTTTCAAATCCATTTTTTGTGTAAGGCACCTTCCTGCTCAGGGGAGGGGCCGAAGTTGACATTGTCTTCAGACATGGTCACTTCGGTGGCCTGCTCGCTCTTCGGAGCTTTCTGATGATATTTCTTAC